GAGTACATATGTCTGAAAATCAAAGCTTGTTACATCGATTAGAAGAGTTATTAACGCAAAAGAAAAGTAAAAAGTTCTATGCAGATAAACTAGGAATAAGTGAATTTGAAGTGACTGAGCTTCTTAAAGAACTAAGAGAAAAAGACAATGAACCTGTAGATAGCATAAGAAATTATACAGAAGAAAGAAAGGTGAACGTTGAAAAAGGTACATTAGAAAGTACAATCACCACTGACTTTGAACCTAAAGATGATATTGAGTTAGCTAAGCTACATAAAATAAACCTAGATAAATACATCATTACCAACTACTGGTCTAAGATGTTACCAAGTGGAAAGTTTACTTCTTCCATATTTAGTAAAATAAAACAACCACAAGATTATTCTCCTGAAGACTTTGCTAAGTTTTTAGAAAACTACAAACCAAATAATATACAGATTGATAAACCAACCTATCAAATTTCCAAACATCTTGTAGATGTAGAAATATCTATAGCTGATTATCATTTAGCTAAAAGATGTGTAGATGGTGATAATAACCCAACTGTTAGATATGAAAGATATTTTAATGTGGCTCAGTCTTTGATTAATAAGGTGGAAGCTAATTACAATATAGATACAATAGTTCTTCCAATATCTAATGATTTCTTTCATACAGATAACTATCAGAATCAAACTACACAAGGAACTCCACAGGACACTATAATGGATTATCATTCAGAATATGAATTAGGATTTTCTGTTCTGGTAGACACAATTAACATGTTGAGACAATATGCTAATGAGGTTACAGTTGTTCTTGTACAAGGTAATCATGATAGGACTAAGTCTTTTTATTTAGCACATGCATTAGATGTATATTTTAAAAATACTTCTGATGTAGATTTTATAAGAGAACATTCAGTTATTAAAGCAAAGGTGTTAGGTAATACATTTATTGGATGGCATCATGGTAATTGTAAGTTAGAAGACTTACCGTTATTGTTTGCAACACATCCTGAATATAGTCATTTCTTTGGTAATGCAAAATACAGAGAAATACATACAGGAGATAAACATCACTACATGGCTAAAGAAGTCAAAGGAGTGAGAATACAACAAATGCCCAGTTTGTCTGGAGTAGACCGTTGGCATATGGATAATAATTTTGTTCATTCTATACGTTGTGCATTAGCATTAGTCTATGACCCTACTCTAGGAAAAATTTGTGAATTTGAACATAGAATATAACATGCATTATTTATACAGACATATTAGATTAGATATAGATCAACCATTTTATATTGGTATTGGAACTATGGCTAATAAAGAATTTAAAACAATTAAATCAAGATATTCAAGAGCAACTTCTAAAACACAAAGAAGTAAATACTGGAATAGTATAATTGATAAAACAAACTATGAGGTAGAAATTCTTTTAGAATCAGATGATTATGATTTTATAAAAGATAAAGAAATAGAGTTTATAAAATTATATGGTAGGGTAGATAATAAAACAGGAATATTATGTAATCTAACTGATGGTGGAGATGGTGTAGTAGGTTGTATTTGTTCAAAAGAATCCAGTATTAAAAAATCTATAAACAGTAAAAAAAGTTTATTAGGAATATGTGGAAAAAATCATCCTGCATCTAAAGTAATATATCAATATGATTTACAAGGTAATTTTATAAAAGAATGGAGTAGTATTATAGATACAGGTTTTAACAATTTAAAACCAAAAAGTTCTAGTCAAAATGGAAATTATTTTTTTGCTAGAGGTTATTTATGGAGTCACAATTTTAATTTAAGTGTTGATAAATACAAAAAATTTGATTATATTACCCATAAAAAACAAATAGAAATGTTTGATTTAAACAATAACAAATTAAATACTTTTGATTCTGTAAAAGAAGCTGCTTTATTTTTAAATAAAACTTCTTCAAGAGCAGATATAAGTAAGGCAGCAAATGGTAAAAGAAAATCTGCATTAGGGTATTTTTGGAAATATAAATAATTATGGCAACATTAAGGAAATTAGTATCAGATGTTAGAAGTGTCCACAAGATACTTTCGACTGACTCTTTGATAACTGACCGTGCAATAGCTAGCGAAATAAGAAATAACTCACTTTTATTAATAAAACGTGAGACAAATCTTAGAAAGCTATGGGCTACTGATACATTATTCACAACAATTCCCTGTTTAGAAATGTGTGAGGTGCCTATTTCTGAATGTTGTAACTATGTAGATGAATGCACTGTTGCTAGAACTAAATTTAAACTCCCACGTATATCAGAAGGTAATTACCAATATGTAATACAAGGAGTTTATTCTATTAATGCAATGAGTGGTAAAGGAAAGAAGTTAAAAGAAATCACTGTCAATAGATATATTAATCTTTTAAAGCTTCCTGTAATTAAAAAAGAAGAATATTATTGGATTGCAAATGGATATCTGTATGTAAATAATCCTTTACTTAAAGCAATTAGATTTGTAGCATTCTTTGAAGAAGATGTAGATAATAATATTATGTATCCTGAATGTGGATGTGGAACTCCAAATTATACAAATGAACAATTATGTATGAACCCATTAGATAAAGAGTTTCCTCTTCCTGGATATTTAGAACAACAAGTATTACAAGTAACTTCTCAGAAGTTACTAACTACTTATTTCAGTCTTAAAACAGATCTAGGACAACAAGGAATAGATGGACAAGCACCTAATAGTCCACCAACTGCATAAAACATGAGGGTAAAAGTCGATTGGAGATCTTCTAGTAAAGATAGCTATAATCAGTTTTGCAAAAAACACCAAGCTATAAAACTAACATTCGATGAATGGAGAAACATATTATATACATATAATGAATCTTTTAAAGAATATATTTTAGAAACAGGAGAAAAGGCAAAGCTACCTTATGGGTTTGGTGAGTTCTCTATTAATAAAAAGAAAAGAAAAAGATTAAAGAATAACATAGATGGTAAAGAGTTTGTTAATCTTGCTATAGATTGGCAAAAGACTAAAGAAAAAGGAAAACATATTTACAACTTTAATTATCATACAGAAGGATTCTTTTTTGGTTGGATGTGGTTTAAAGCTACAGCTAGATTTAAAAACTCTGATCTTTGGTATTTCAAACCTTCCAGACTTACATCAAGACTCCTATCACATTACTTAAAGACCAACGATAAGTATCAACACATTTACAATCAATGGAAATCATAAATTATGAGCTATTACTATAAATATAATTTCGTAAGCCCAGAACCTGTCTATTCAACTGTTAAAGAAGAATTAAAATCTTATTTTGATACAGGTGCTGTAGATGATCTTTTATTTCCTACTTATTTAGATAAATGTCTTAAGAAGTTAGGAAGAACAACTTATGTAATTAGTGAAGAGATTCTTTATATAGAAGACTTTCAAGCAAGACTTCCAGATAACTTTTATGCTGTTAGAGAAGCATGGATGACTACAGAAGTGAATTCACTTCCATACCAAGATGCTAACTCATTCTATTCTCAAGCAGCTAGTGCTACAACAATACAAGTTTCTCCTATAACTTCTGGAGGTGTTCCTTGTACAAATCTTGCATGTACAACAGGATGTCCTGAATGTATGCCTGAGTTAGTGCAAGCTGTATATAAAACAAACAATAGCACTGCTAGATCTTTTACTCATAACTATTTACTTAGACCTGGTAATATATCTGCAAGACAGAACTGTGGTGTAGAATATACAAACAATTGGGAGATGTATGCACAAACTCCTCCTATACATGAATTCACTCCTGGAGCTGCAAGTCATGATAGTTTTGACATTAAAGATAATAAGTTTGTTACTAATTTTAGAAATGGTGTTGTGCATTTAATATTCTATTCTACAGAATATGATGAAATAGGAAATCAATTAATTCCTGATAATTATCGTATAAGAGAATATGTAGAAGCATTCATTAAATTTAAAGTGTTTGAAATGCTTACTAACCAAACTAATGATGAAACATTTAATCAGTTACAACAAAAGATGTTATATCATAAACAAGCATACGAAGAAGCATATATTATGGCAGACATTGAAGTTAAGAAACAAACTCCTTGGCAAAAACAACAAAGAATTAAAAACGATTTGAATAGGTTCAATATGTATGAACTTCCTAACAGAACTAATCGTTATGGAAGAAGACGTAACTAATTAAAAGAATATGATTATATATAAATTATATGTTAAACAACTTCCTAATGGTAATCTATATTTAGGAAGAACTATAAAAGATCCATTTAAATATTTAGGATCTGGAACTTTGTGGAAAAGAACTATTAAAAAAAATAATTATAAGTTAGTAGATATAAAAACATGGGTTTTATTTGAAACATCTATATTTACAGAATTAAGAGAATTAGGTTTATATTATTCAAAATTATTTGATATAGTAAAAAATAAAATATGGTTAAATTTAATAGAAGAATCTGGAGAAGGTCTTACTAATCCTACAGAAGAATTAAGAAGTAGATTATCTAAAGCTAAATTAGGTGTAAAAAGAAAACCTTTTACAGATGCTACAAAACAAAAAATGCGTGAGGTTAAACTTAATGTACCTTTATCAGATTATCACAGAGAGGCTATATCTATATCAAATAAATCTCAAAAAGAAAGAGATAAACGTTCAATAGCATTTACTGGTAGAAAATTATCAGATGAAACTAGAAAAAAAATATCAGACAAAATAAAAGAAAAATGGGAAAATTCAGATTATGAAACTAGAAAACAAAAAACCCATTATAGAAATAATTTGATAATTAAATAATTATGGCAGAAGAACAACAACAAAGTAACATTAATATAAAACTTAATAGTGCTAGTGTAGGTTTAAACATGGATCAAACATTGAACCAAATTAAACCTGGAACATTGACCTATGCTTTAAATGCTGCTTTAGAAAACTTTGATGCAAGTTCTGTTAATTATCAAAATGAACAGGGAAATGAATTCTGTTTACAATTTCCTTCAGGATATTCTTTAATAGGTACATATTTTATTAATGAAAAAAATAAACATATATTCTTTATTACTAATCCTCTTACAGGAGATAGTGAGATAGGATATATGGACAATAATGATTGTAATTATCAAAAATTAGTTAATGCAAAATGTCTTAACTTTAATATTGATCATCCTATACATAAAGCTGTACATAAGATTACTAATTGTACAACAGAAATATATTGGACAGATGGCTTTAATCCAAGAAGATATTTAGACATTGAGAATATTCCTTATCTATTAGCAGTTAATTCAGATC